CAAATCCTTCTGTGTGATATCTTAATCCGCAATACTCTATTGCTAGATTTTTGTCCTTTATTACGATATCTAATTCTTTATTTTTTCTTTTATCGTTTTTATTTGCTAGTACAGTTCTGTCATTTATTAATAAAGGATCAACTCCTACTATACCTTTGATGTAATCTACTATTTCTTGTTGACCAGAACTAATATGTGCTGGATAGCATGTAGGACATCTAGGAATTCTGCCGTTTATTGCAGTACCATCAAAGTGACTATTACACGTATCGCATATCCATTTAAAATGGTTTGAAGTAAAATTAAATGGCTCTTGGTCGTTGGGCCTTATTTTATGAATTTCTAATCTAGAACATAATTTACTATAATAGGTATCAAGCTGTGCTGTTCTTATTTGTTGTTTGATTATTTCACTTTTGCTCGGATTGTCGACACCGTATTTCTCTAAACTTGTTGATTTGATTTTATCCTTGATCGAATCAAGATGCATAGGATGATCGACGCCATATCTTTCTATGTTTGTTGATTTGATTTTATCCTTGATCGAATCAAGATGCATAGGATGATCGACACCATATCTTTCTATGTTTGTTGATTTGATTTTATCCTTGGTTGAATCGAGATGCATAGGATGATCGACACCATATCTTTCTATGTTTGTTGATTTGATTTTATCCTTGGTTGAATCGAGATGCATAGGATGATCGACTCCCAATTTTGCTATATACGACTCTTTTACCTTATCTTGGTCTTTAAATGGATTATCAATACCATATCGTTCGATGTTTGTTTGTTTTCTTTTTTCATTTATAGAACTTTTTGTATCATTAGAATAGGAAAGTTTAGATCGCGAAACATTATCGGATACAGATTGTTCTGTACATTTGCACCTGCTAGCAGGACCGCATCGTCTATATCCTACAGCATATCCTATAAATTTTATATGTTTATTAAAGGGACATTCGGGTTTATACCCATTGACATATACATAAAGTTTTTCGATATCTTTACTTGTAACTAATTTATTACAATCAATTTTTGAGGTTATTTCTTCCCAATAATTTGATTCTTTTAATTGTTTTATTACCAAATTAGCTACTTTAACATTGTTTTTGTATTTTTCAAAAAGATCGTCAATATGCTTCAGTATGTTATTTTTTTCATTGTGAACGGATATTGCACTTCTGTGTAAAATTTCCGTCGTTTCAATTGGTGTCTGTTGCTGAATTTGCATTTGCTACTCACATCGTAAATATCTACTGCTTCTTTGTCATCTGCTTTACGTAAACCACGACCAATACTTTGAATTACTCTAACAAAGCTCTTACCCGGTTCTAATAAAACTAAATTAAAGAGTCTACTAATATTTATGCCTGTTGAAGTGGTTCCATAAGTTGCAATCATAATCGCATTATTATCAAAGTTAATTTCTTTATAATGTTCTCTACGCTCAGTAGCTTTCATTTTACCGCTAATGAATATAGCATCTGGTAATAATTCGTTTAAAATTTGTCCAGTTTCAATTCTATCAATCAGGACTAGAGTATTACCTGTTTTAGCGATTTCCTTGACCTTAGTAGCTAGCCACTCGAGTCGTTCTTTATTGGTAACAAGGTACTTTAGTTCTTCTTGATAGTTATTATATACCAATGTTTCTTGAGTTTGAAGAATATTAACATGGCACTGTGCTAAATGTCCTGCGTCTTGTAATTCTTTAGCAGTAAGTTTACCAATTATAGGTCCAATGGCACTGTACAAACTAACTTGGTTGTATTCTTCTTCTGGAATAGTACCAGTTAATCCCCAGCGAATTGGCACATTAGCAAATGTAGTTGTTAATAGCGTATGTAGTACACCTGTATTCTTAACCATATGCACTTCATCACATATAACAGCAACAAGGTTGTCAAGAAATACTTTTAGCTGATCATCATCAAGTGCATCTTTGTTTTTCTTATCTAATACATTCAAACTCTGCCAGGTGCATATGGTATGAGTGCGATTATACTCTTTACGATCACCGTACAATACACCAACGTCTAATCCGATATTACGGTAGTCTTCTTCTGTTTGTTGTACTAGATTCTTATTGGGAACAATAACAATAGTTCTTCCATATTTTTCAGCAAGTTTGCTCAGGCAAGAAGTTACGATTGTCTTTCCTGCACTAGTAGGAGCAATCGTTATCCCTTGTAAATTATTAACGCATTCATTTATAGCAGCTACTTGATAGTCGCGTATAATAATAGGTTCTCCTGCCATACGATGACCTTCTGGCCATGTGATATCAGCTAGGTATTGATCGTCGATCTGATCAAGGTTAAACTCATATCGTTGTCTACGATCTTCAATTTCAAATTCAAAGTTGTTATCTTCTAGGATAGGCAGGATCTTGTCCAAGAGATTTAAGTAAGTCCTGCCTCCAAGTGTACAAAAACTCTGAGTTCCATCCCATCTGCCTAATTTGAATGCCGGGCTATAACGTGCATGAGGCAAGAAGTACTTGACTGAATTGGCACACGCTTTTCGTGTAGATAGATCTAGATTTTCTAATTTTATGTTGCACTCGTCTTCAATAATTATGTTGCATGATTTTATCATACTACAGTTTACGCTCTTAGGCTACAGATTTCAACACATTCTTATTAGCAAACTTTTCCCAACGTTCTGGCATGGCTTTACGCAAGTCGGCTACTTTAAGAACCGTGCGAAGACTCATTTCACGCATTTTTGCTGCGTTAAGTTCAACATACTTAACAACCTCGTTCTTTTCACTTTCCTCAAATCCATATCCGTGAAACATGTCATTGCGTTCGATAACATCTTTAATATGGATTAACTTTTCACGAATGGTATTCATTCCTAACTGCATGTAGTGACAACGACTCACAATAGCTTCTAAGTGGTTTGAAATTCTCGGACTTCTTAGATTGTTGAAATCTAAATTAGTAATAAAGATAATTCCGCCTTTATACTCAAATGAGTTTGGAATATCTCTATTCTCTAAAATACGGCTATCTTTGTTCCAACAAATTTTACGCACCTTTTTAGAATCAAGTGCCGCTTTGAGGATGTTAAGGCTTTCTTCATCATATAACGCACTGTCGCAGTCATCAAACACCAGTACCTGTCCTTCTTCTCTATAACTCCAAAGCTTGGTATATAGAATAGGAGCACTAATACCACCGGTGATAAACTCGAATTGCGGCATTCCGTTTTTAAATGCAGCCATCAATCCCAGAGTCTTAACCAAGGTTGACTCTACTGTATGACTCTTGCCAACACCTGCTGGACCACTTACTACCAAACCTTTAACAATATTGGAAGCAACTGCTTTGGTCATTTCCTCGAGGATATTAAAAGTCTCTCTGAGTTCTGCTGCAATCTCACCATCGTCGCGAGTATCGTTGGTTGCATCTGTAATCGGACGTAGAATCTTTTCTGCTGCTGCGGCATCAATTGGATGGTAGTCGCCTGGTGAATCAATATAAAGTCGGACTCGTCCATTGCGAAGATTACTGTGTGGTGTTCCGTCTACAACAATGTATAGACCGTCTTTGTCCTTGTGTGGATGGTCTAGCATTTTGAATACTGTATCCTGGATGTCTACTCCCTGACGGGACCGAGCTGAGACAACTTTTACATATGACTGCATTTGGTTCTCCATAGTTAATAGGGTTACATTAACAGATTTTAAAGGTTTGTCAAGCTCTAGATAGCACAAACCTTGTCCATTTTTCTTTGTCTACAATTTGTAATTTGTCGGTTATTCCACATTGTTCAATCAGATATTTGGAAAAACCTTCAAAGGTAGGGGGTTCATCTTCTCTTAAGGTATTTTCATACTCATCAGATATGACCTCGAGTGTGTCTACAAGATCTTGCAGGCCAGTTTTCATTTTATTCCCCCGAAGAATCCTTCCACCGTCCGCAGGTTACACGTTCTGAATAATAACCATTAGATACCCCGTACCAACGCAAGGTCACTGATCCCTTTATGGTTGAGAACTTGTAAAAGGTCCAAGTGTACGACTCGTCATCTTCGCTGATAGGAGGCAGATCAGTTGAACTAGCTTCTTCTGCCAACAGTATTGGGGAATTTTCCAAATCAGCCAGATCTCCAATTACATCTTCCAAATATACTGTTTCACAGCAATCCTGCTCGTGAAACAGTGCATAGCTGTCGGACTTGTTTTCTGCCCAAAATATCAGCTCGTCTTCAAACCGTTCAATTTTGGTAAAGGTCTTACCTACCAAATTAGAAACTTCGCTACGAGAATCATAACCTGTAAAAGACATGCTGCACCTTTTTATAACGTGAAATGAGTATAGCAGGTTTTTGAGTTATGTCAACGGGATTTTATAGCCATGTTAATGTAAACAACATCAAATCTTGTTCATTTTTAAACCAAAATTGCATACCGTGCCATGTAACAGTTTCATTTGGTTTTAAAAACTTATAACACCAATCTGTAATAGCATAATGCTCTTCAACTTGTTGTAAAAGAGCATAATAAGGCCAACCCTGGTCTTTCATGGTTTGCTGACGAGTAGCTATGGTGTTTAAATATTGCTTGCTACAAAGTACCTGCATGATTACCCACGAGTATCGAGATGTGCATCTTCCATTCCGACGATCCTCAATTTTACTATATTGGATATCTGAAATTGCTTGATGTCTAGTCCTTTTATAAGTGCAAGATACTTGTTTCTAACCAGTGCTACTTCATTGATAACTGTACTCATGCTAACAATATCATCTTCTCCGTCGATATATTTTTCAATACTACGATCGCTTAATTCACGATTATAGCGTTCATTATACTTGCGATAATGATCAGAACGTAGTTTATCATAATTAATATTAAGGAATTTTAGAATTGCTTCGAGTTCTTGTAATTGTGTAAATCTGTAGCTCATGATACCAGCAAGTTCTTGAGCATTCTTTTCAATGTTACCCACTATACGTGGTTCATTCTTGGCCTTCTCAAGTTCTTTATTATAGAAATCTATGGCAGACGGTATCTCTGCCATATCTTCTACTACCCGATTATACCACATTTAATTCCTATTCGTCGTAATCGTCTGAATCATATACTGGATAGTCGTCATCTTCTTCATCAGCAAAATAATGCTCAACTGCGCTATCAATATAATCATCTTCGCCAAGAATTGTGTTGAACTCGCTCTTTTCAACGCCTTCTTTTGCAAAAATTGATACCAGCTTTGTTGATAGTTCTTCCTTACGGCTGTTAGGCACGTTTTCTGCTATCATTTCCCACAAATCAATAATTACCGAAGTGTTTATATCCATTGTATCTTACTCCTATATATTTTTATTTTTATACCAAGGGTTATTTAACCCCGAATGAGTTTCTCCGTGATTCTGAGTTTCTCTATAAGTTCCTTTACCATTATCAAGGTTAAACGCTTTCCAACCAGAACAACAACCTCTTCTAGGAATCCACCCTTCTATTACAGCTTTTTTAAGCGTATTAGCAGATATTCCTTTACTTTTACAAAATTGATTTAATCCCCCACATATAATAAATTCTTCTCCGGTTGGAGAAATCAATTTCCAATTAGTCGATTTATTATTATCTTTACCTTTTTTTGATGGCCAATTATCAGGAGATTCTGATCTTAATTTAGATATAGTTTGACCTATTCTTTTTTTAACATCTGGCCAACGTGTATAATTTTGTCTACCACCGACATCTAAATTTATATTCAGTTCGTCTGACATAACTTGTTCTGTGACATATTTCTTTTCCAATGTGTTCATTTCGTCAAAACTATTTCCAAATTCTAAAATAACTTTTTTTAAACTATTAATACCTTTAGATTTTATATAGTCTTTAATAATAACACCCGACCCAAAATAAGTAGGATCAAGTGTTTTTTGACTTATAATTTTATGTTGACCTATATAATATCTATCATCTGGTAATATTGTTTTATAAATATAACCATATGGTAAATTGTTATTATCTTTCATCGTAGTCATCGTTTTCAATTTTTGTATTATCTAATTCTGTAACAGCTAATTTATCTTTAAATTCTTTCATTACTAAATCCATAATGTTATTTTCATTACGATTCCATTCTTTTCTATAATACTTGTGTATTTCCCCATTTAAGTCCACATAATAATAACGATTACCTTCTTTAGTAATTAACTTCTTTTTTTCAAACAAGTCAAATAATCCGCTATATGGGTTAAGACCCGATTCATATGGTATATATAGTTGAATATCAGTAAATGGCTGTGCGTATCTAGTTTTAAGTACTTTACACCCGGACCGAATACCTAATACATCAGTTGTTTTATTGCCATCTTCGTCTTCTTTAAGCTTCAATTTTTTCATACCTATTAATATGCTAGAAGCAAAAATAAATCCAGATCCGCCAGATACAACTGGGTCTGGATTATAAGGGTCCTGCGATGCATAAGAATGATTTGTAGCTATCATTCCAATATTTAAATTACCAAACATATTGACACAATTTGTTACTAATGCTTTAAGAGCCTTAGGCTTACGTCCAAAATCCCCTTTAGAAGTTTCACCAGTTTGAAATTGGTCCACCTGTGTAGGAACCATAGCCATACCTAAGCTATCAATAACAAATAGAACTTTTGGTCTATCTTCGATAGATATTTCTTTATAACTTTTAACAAATTCAGATATAACTGTACCAATATCATCAATCATAGCCATACTAAGTCTCATTAACTTATCTTCAGATGTATTAACTCCTAAAGCCTTAAGCCAAGATTCGTCTAATGCATTTTCTGTATCAATGAGAACAACATATATTCCCATTTCTTGTGCATTTCTAACAATATTACCAGATGCTAAAAATGACTTACCTGAACCTGATTCACCAGAGAGTACTGTTACTTTACCTAAAGGTACTCCTTTGAAAAAGTCTCCCGATATTAAATAATTTAATCCATAACTACCTGTACTGATCCAGTCTGTTGGATCGTTGAATCCAATGCTTAACCCTTCTATACTTTTAGTGATAGATTTTCTAAATTTTGATACGTCGAATGGCTTCATGAGAAACTCCTTCTCTTATTGTTTAAAATATAAAGAGGCGATAGTCAATACTACCGCCTCGTCTTTATTGGATTATTTTCCTTGCTGGCGTCTGCGAATTGCAGCTAAGATGTCTTCTGGACTCTGAGCTTTCTTAGCAGGTGCTTCTGCTGCTGGCTCTTCCCAAGGAGTTTCATCTTCGGCTTCTACAACAGGTGCTTTAGCAGGTACTACCTTGGCAACCTTGTTCATGATGCTGGCTGCTGTTACGTTTGATTTAACCGGAGCAGGTGCTGATTCTGCAACAGTTGCATCACCGTTTTCAGTGTCGCTATCAAATCGCATGCCGTTTGGACGATAGAACTGACTCCAACGATCTGGATCGTATAGTTGCTCTTCAACACTTGCTTGAAACAACTCAAGCATAACAGCAAGATGTGCATCATCTGGTTTCTTTGGTAGGAACTGGCTGAGATTGTTAAGACCAAACTTATCAATAGCCTCTAGTTCTTCTACACCGAGTGGGCGCTCTTTCATGCTCCAGCTGGAGGAGCTGTAGTTGGCATACTCGCCCTTCTTGGTCTTGCTGAGATAAAAGTCACGTCCTGATTCATAATCAGTCGGCGAATTTTCAAGATCCTGACGCATTAGAATTGCTTTAATGGAATCAAATACGCTAGGATTAATAATGAATCTGCGAATTGGATTCTCAGGTGTTGCGTCTTCCTTGTTAGGATTTTGCACTACAAAGCCCTGGAATAGAAAACTCTTCTTGCGATAATACTTACGTGCAAGGTCTTCTAAACTTGAATCCTTCCACCATGGGCGGATTTCTGCTGTAATTGGGCAGCTACCTGGTTTCCACATGTCAACACATGGAACTTGTACTTCACATGGACGACTGTTATCCATACCCTTTACACCTGGGAATGGTAGTTTGATAATCAAACGTTCTACCCAAAAGAAGTCGTTTGTATTATCACCGTCTGGAACAAATCGTAATGTTGCTGAACTTCCGTCTGGGTTATTCCAAAATGGGTAGATACTGTTATCCCCCGAAAACCCACCGCTCTTTGTGCGGTCTTTGCGAGCTTCTTGCTCTAATAATTTTGCTTGAATTTCTTTTAAACTAAGTGCCATTTGGGACCTCCTTGTGCCTCATTGAGATAAAGATACTGACAAGTCATCTTTCTGTCTTGTCAGTAACAGTATATTTATACTAGATCGGAGGTCAAGTAGCAATAAGTTTTATTTTGAAATTAGATCCCGCTCAAAGTTTTGATACGGTCCAACCCAGGATCAACAACCGGTACCTCAGGCTCATGCTTGATCCCCTTGGATGCTTTGAACACCATCTTAACCAATTCAACATCGTCTGGATCCATTACACCATGTGTTCTCAGTGTACCTGCAGCAGAGGTCAGCTTTGATCTCAGCATGTCATCATCAACACACTCAGCTAACTGTTCAATTTGCCAAGCCATTCTATCCTTTTGATCAGGATAGTTTGAACACTCGCTGGTTAGATCTGGTCTACTTGTAAAATTAACAGTGGGTGCTTCTACTAGATTAGCAGTTGATAGATACTTGGCAGCAACCAATAAAGTTGCAGCATCATTGCTATCACGTTCGCACATGCACTTCTCTAATAGTTCTTCATATATCTTATTGATAACATTAGAATCTTCATTGATATTTTGTTCTTTTAAGCCGCCCGAAGCCAAAACGTATCCTCTTGATCCGCTTAGTTTCTTAACATCTTTATTGATTTTATGTAGAGATTCTCTAAGTGCTGTGGTTTTTGATTCATCGCCTGTTGCACGAATCATTTTAGCTGATCGTTTGAGATCCATATAATCGCTACTTAATTGTTGAATAGCTTCACCGATTTGATCGTGCATCACACCATTATTTGAAAAGTGTCTGGCCATTGCTCTAGCACCAGCGATATGCATATGTGGATACATTAATCTTTCGCCTAGTGCATTTTCAACAAATATTGCTCGTACATGTCTCCAGCGGCTACCTTTTTTTTCTTCGTTGATAGCATCTGTATGACGTATGATTATTTTACTATTGCCAACTCGTTGATAGCTGCTTTTGGTCGATCCAAATGG